ACGTCGGCGGCCTCCGCAGGCGATGGTGCTGCCGTCGACCCGTTGCAGGCTGACCATCCGGCAGCGGACCAGGACGCCGCCATCGACGCGGGTGCTCCGTCGCCGGAAGCCGACACCACCATTGGGGTTGCCGCTGGTGGGGACGATTCGCCCGATGCACTGGTTTCTGATGGTCTCTGGCTGTCTGCATGCTTTGAAGTACTCAGCCCGTTCAAGCACGAGGGCGTGGTCGTCAAGCCGCCGGCTTGGATAGAGATGACCTGGGAAGAGGCTCAGGCCTACCAGGACGCGGGCGTACTCGGTGACGAACCTGCAGACCCGGAAGAGTTGGAGTAACTGGCCGCCATGTCCTACTGCACGCTCGCACTGCTGTCGGCGGCCAAGCTCGCCCAGGAACTGGCGCAGGTGGCCACGCCGGAGCGCTATCCGGTTGTGGACGATGCGCTGATGGATGCCACGCTGCTCGGCAGCGATCGCAGCGCATTCGACCCGGCCGACGTGGCGATCGCCGATGAGGCGGCCGCGCACGTGCAGAGCGCCCTGGACGATGCCGATGGCGTGATCAACGGCTACCTGGTCATGCGCAAGCCCAAGCCCTATCCGGTACCGCTGCCGGCGCCGGTACCGGGCATCGTGTCCACCTGGGCCCGGTGGATTGCGCGCTACCTGCTGCACAAGGACCGGGTCAACACCGAGGAACGTACCGATCCGGTGGTACGCGATTACAAGGAAGCGCTGCGCTTTCTGGAGTTGGTGCGCGACGGCAAGTTCAGCCTTGGCGCCGATGACCCGCTGCCTGCGCCCAGCGGCGGTGCACCGGAGGTCTGTGCACCACCGCGAGAGTTCAGCCATCGAACCCTGCAGGACTACGGCCGGTGAGCACCCAGCCCTTCGACACTGGCCTGGTGCGCGATCGCATCCGACAGGGCGTCAGCGAGAAGGAGCTGCGCCAGGTGCAGGGCAGCGCCGACTACGCCGCCGTTACAGCGCTGCGCGACTTCCCCGCGCCGTGCTGCTACGTGCTGCTGGCCCGGGAGATGCCGCTGGAGACCAAAACCGGCGTTTCGATCCCCGGCCAGCAGTCGCGCCTGGCGCAGTTGGTCGAAGTGAACTTCGCGGTGGTGACCGTCTGCCGCAACTACCGCGAGCAGCGTGGGGCGCAGGTGATCGATGAGCTGCGCCTGCTGCTGGGCAAGGTTCGTCAGCCGCTGCTGGGCTGGACACCGCCCATTCCTGGTGGCCGTGCCTGCCAGCTCATCGAGGGCAACCTCGAGGACTACGACGCTGCCACCGCCCTGTGGGTCGACGTATGGAAGACCCAAGCCGTTCTTCAACCCGAGATTCCGCGATGACTACCCAGACCACTCAGAAGCACACGATCAAGAAGGCGGGCCTGACGCTTGCGAGCAAGCCCATTGCGGAAGGCGAAACGGTGGAGCTTCCTGCCGACCTGGTGCCCTGGGCGGTTGAGCGCGGCTTCATCGACGCTCCCGACGCCGATTCTTCCCCCAATCCGTCGCGCAAGGCCAACGGCCAGGCGACTGCTGCCATCGCCCAGGAGGCGAAGTAAGCCATGTCCGATACCGAGTATTTCTCCCTGCAGGGTCGTGTGTACCTGGGCCTGCGCAATGCCGACGGCAGCCGCGCACCGGCGCGTTGGGCGTATGACGCCAGCGTCCTCGAGCTGACCATGTCCAGCACTCGTGAAACCAAGAAGGAAAGCTGGTCCGGTGTGCGCGGTGTCGGCGCTACCATGACCACCGAGCGCAACCTCGGCGTCAATCTGACCCTGGGCCAGCTCAACACCGATCACCTGGCGCTGGCCACGGACGGCACCCGCATGGAGCTGGCTGCCGGCTCAGCAGTCAACGAGGCCATTGGTACGGTCAAGCCGGGCGATGTGGTCGCGCTGGAGTATGCGGCGATCAGTGCACTGGTTCTGGAGGGCGGCACCCCAGCCGCGCCGTTGGTGCTGGACACCGACTACACCGTCAACCTGACCACCGGCATCGTCACCTTCCTCACCGACAAGACGGCAGTGGTGGCCAAGGCCTACGAGTACGCTGCGCACAGCCTGGTGAAGGTCTTCGAAAGCACCAAGTCCGAGTACTACGTGCTCTTCGACGGCGTCAACAGTGTTGATGGCACCACCATGCGCTTCCGCGGCGAGGTGCACCGCGTCACCTTCCCGGCCTCTGAGACGCTGTCGCTGATCAACGACACCTTCGGTGAGATTGCGCTCACCGGCGAGGCCAAGATTGACCCGGTGCGACAGGCCGATCCGCGCTTCGGCCTGTACGCCCGTGCCCTGCTGGTGGATGCAGCCTGATGGCCAAGGTGATCGGCAATGTCGGTCAGCAGTCCCCCGGATCCGGCACTACGGATCCGGGGGCCATAGCCGGTGAGCTGGACGTGCTGGCCGGCCAGCAGCAGGGGCAGCTCGGCGGAAAGACCATCACAGTGCGCGAGTACGGCTTCTTTGAGGCCGCTCGCATCCTGCAGACCGCCGCACCACTGGTTGGGGACCTGCAGCCGCTGTTCGAGGGCGCCGATCCGCCTTCCATGCTGCAGGTGATGGATGCACTTATGTCCCACCCGGATCTGATCCGGCATCTACTGGCATGCTCGATCGCAGCGCCGCCGGCTGATGCCAAGGATCACGCAGCCGAGGTGCGGGAGCAGGAAGCGTGGCTGGAGACGCTCAACGAAACCGATGGCGAGCAGATGCTGCTCTTGTGGTGGCAGGCCAATAGCAGTTTTTTTCTCCGCCGCCTGCTCCGAAACGCCGTCAGTCAAAAGGCACTCCCGTCGGTTACGGACGCGTTTTCACCGACCTGATCAACGCTGGCTACGGCCGCAGCTTTGGCGATATCGGTCGCATGACCAAGCGCCAGATATCCCTCGCCTGGGAGCACGTCCAGGCTCAGCAGCGGCGGGCGCGACGGGAGCGCATTACCGACGCCAACGCTGCGTATGCCGGCGGTAATTCGATGACCACCTTGCTGAAGGATCTGAAATAACAATGGCCTCCTCGCGCAACCTCGAACTGGCGATGCGTATCGCCCTGGACATCGAGCAGGTGCGCCAGGCGCTGCCAGTGGTCCAGAAAGGCCTGACTTCGGTCAAGGGCGCCGGCCAGGATGCCGGCGCCAGCCTGGGCGACGTCACGAAAGAGGCGAAGAAGGCCGCTGATGCCTTGGATAGGGCTGCCCGCAGTAGTGCCGCCTCGGGCAGCCAAATGGAGGATGCTGGCCAGAAGGCGGCCGCCGGCGCAGCGGGCATGGCAACGGCAGGAGAATCAGCCAAGGCCATGTCGGCGGATGTGGCCACCGCCGCAGATCGTGTCCGAACGTCCGGCGCGGCAGTGCAGAAAACAGTGGCCGATGAGATCCGTCTGATCTCCGAGCTCGATGCACGTCTGGAGCGCGGCGCGGCGAGCATGTCCGATCTGGCCGACACCGAGGCGATGCTTGATCGGGTGATGGCGCGCGGCCTGATCACCACCGAGGATTACAACAGCGCGCTCAAGGCGCTGGATAAGCAGGAAGCGGGCTTGGCTCGGTCGGAGCAACAGCGTCAGCGCGCTGTTGAGGGCGCCCTGGGCCGCTATGACAGTGCATCAGTAAAGCTGCAGAAGCTGGAGCGGGACGAGCAGGAGCTCAAGGCGGCGGTGGATGCCGGCCGCATCAGCCGCGAACAGTACAACCGCGCCCTGGCGGGCATCAACGTCCAGCGCAACGCCGTCAAGGTTGCCGAAGCGACCAGCCGCAGCCTGGGCGCCGGGGCGATCTCGGCCGGCCAGTACCAGATGGCCATGCGCCAGCTGCCGGCGCAGATCACCGATATCACCACCAGCATCGTCAGCGGCATGCCGATCTGGATGGTGGCCATCCAGCAGGGCGGCCAGCTGAAGGATTCCTTCGGCGGTGTCGTGCCCGCCGCGCGCGCGCTCACCAGTGCGCTCAATCCCGCGGTGGTCGTCCTAGGCGGTGTGGCTGCCGGGCTGGGTGTTGTTGGCTTCGCCGCGCTGCAGGGATACAAGCAGCTGCGAGCCTTCGACGCTGCTGTGATCTCGACAGGCCATTCACTTGGCGTGTCCAGTGGTCAGCTCTATGCCCAGGCGAATGCTGTCGGTGCGGTCACTGGCGAATACTCCGATGCAACGGCAGCTGCGCAGCAACTTGCGGCCAGCGGGAAGCTGACCGCCAACACCCTGTCTACAGCGATCAGCGTCGCAGTCAACCTGGCCAAATTGACGGGCGAGTCGATTGAGGGCACCACCGCCAAGGTGGTCGAGGTCTCCAAGGCGCCTTCGGCCACGCTGGCCAAGCTCAACGAGCAGTACCACTTCCTCACCGCAGCGGTGTACGAACAGGTTCGGGCGCTGGAGGACCAGGGCAAGGCGACCGACGCCGCCAAGACAGCGCTGGAGGCCATCGCCAATGTCAGCGACCAGCGTGTCAGAGAAATGGAGTCGCGGGCCGGATATCTGGAGCAGGCGTGGGATGGCGTTGCTCGTACGCTTAAGCGCGTCTGGCAAGGACTGAAGGACATCGGTCGCACCGACTCCGAAGCGATGCTCCGGGCAGAAACTGCGGCGATGCGTGGTACGACCGAGCAACTGCAGCAGGCGTTGAAGAACGGTAATGCCCCAGCCATCGGCTACTACTACGACCAGCAGATCAAGCAGATCGACCGGCTCCGCAAGGCGCGGGCCGCCTACGATCGTGACGTCAATGCCGCCGAGAGCGCCGGCCAGGCCCAGCGGGTCCAAGATGCCGGCGTCGAAGCCGCCAAGGCGATCGCTTCAGGTCTCGAAGAGGGTGCCAGCAAGGCCGAGAAGCTGAAGAAGGCAACCGAAGAGGTTGCCAAGCAGTTCCGCGAGTTGCGCAAGGCCAATCCAGGAAGCGACCTCCTCAAGGGTGTCAGCTTCGGCGACGATGGCAGCGTCAGCGGCGGCGCCTATGACAAGCGGGTCGCCCAGCTGCAGGAGAAGTTCAAAGAGCGCACTCGAAAGACGCCCAAGACCGAGAGCCAGAAAGATGAGGCCGCGGCACAGCGGGAGCTGGAGCGGCTCAAGCAGCAGATCGATCTGGTCGGAACGCTGGATGAGACCCGCAAGAAGGCGACCGAAACGGCCCGCATCCAGGCGGCCATTGCCGAGGGCAATTTCCAGAACGCTTCGGCGAAGACCAAGCAGGAGCTGCTGGACGAAGCCAAGAAGCTGGATCTGGCCAACCTCAGGGTCGAAGCCGACCGCAAGATGCTGGACATCCGTGATCGCATTGCGGCCTTGCAAGGACGTGGTCCCAATGCAGAGTTGGCCAAGACCACGCGCGAGCTGACGAAGCTGAAGGAAGAGCTGGAGGCGGCGGGCCGAGCAGCGGATGCCGGCGACATTTCCAAACTGATGGATCTGAGCAAGGCCAGCACTGACCTCAAGAATCTGCAGGAGACCTACGACAGGGTAATGGGAGGCATTGCACTGGCCCAGCAGCGGATTCAGCTGGAGCTGCAGGCGGGCCTGATCACTCAGGCGGGCGCGCAGCAGCGTGTGGTCGACCTCTACCGCCAGCAGTCTGGTGCTCTCCAGGCGCTTGTCCCCCAAATGCAGGCCGCCGCAGAGAAGCTGAAGGATCCGGCCGCACTGGCAAACGTGGAGCAGATCAAGCTCAAGCTGCAGGAGATGGCGGCCACCACAAACCTGCTCCAACAGTCCATCCGTAACACGCTGGAAGGATCGTTCACGAACCTGTTCACCTCGCTGATCATGCAAACCGATTCGCTGTCCGAGTCGGTGCGAAACTTCTTCCTCAGCATCGCCCAAGGCATTGCAGAATTCGCGGCCGCGCAGCTGGCACAGGCCGCGACCATGAAGTTGATGGGGCTCTTCGCCGGCGACAAGGGGAACAGCGGTGG